TGTTTTTTACCAGTCCAAACAGCTTTATCAGCAAGAACTTCTCTCTTCATATTCATTTTTTGCTGATATGCATTCATATATTTTTTTAGATTTTCATAAGATTTATTGATCACATCTTGCATTTTAGTTTCACAAACTTTATCCAAAAAACTAATTATCTTATTTTTATCAGAAGTGTCCTCAAATACAGTTTTGACCAACTCATCAAGACACACATAAATAGAATCGGTATCAACTGCAATAATGTAATCCTTATCTTCTGTTTTAAGAATTTTATTCAAATAAACATTAACATCTCTCTCAATCCAACGAATGGATAATTGACCTCCGCTTGTAATCGCTTCAGCCTGTTTTATATCATAAAATCTAAAGTATTGATTACCTAAAGCACCATAAGCAGAATTCAATTGAATTTTTCTTGCCATTTGCATATTATTTAATCTGGAAACTTCATTTGAAAGTCTTTTCTTTTCTTTCAATAATTGTTCTAATGACATTTCATGATAATTCATATATTCCTTATATTCTAACCCTTCTCAATTTTCTGTCATAACCAGGTTTAGGTGGAAAAACAAGATCTTCAACAATAGTTGAAAACATTTCTCTAGAACAAATATCTTCAATTTTTCTTTCAGCATCATGTATAAAAACATCTGTGTCTTTGTTTGATACCATCATAGAAAGAAAAATACTTTGAGCTCTACCTGGATTATCACCATTCGGCCAACCTGTAGGACCATCAACCAAAATGACATCCCATTTTGTTGTTTCAACTATTTTTGGAAATTGAATAATAAATCTATCGTAATTTCCATTTCTATACTCTTCCATCATTCCATCAAATTGATTCATCTTACAAGTATATTTTACAAGATGAATGTCTGTGGCATCTTTCAAAACCCAAGAACGTTTATCTTCTAAAAAAAGAGTGAATCCATCTTTGTTAACCGTTCTCCAATATTCAGTATCATATCCTGTTCCAAAAACTAAAAAATTTTTATTTCCTAAAAAGTCAGTAATATGTAAAAATTCTTCTCTACAAATTGAATTTTGTCTAGGAGTTTGCATCAACTCATCTATCGTCATGTTTATTCCTTTCTGAAATTAGTCCTTCAACAATTTCTAATTCTTGCTTTGATTTTAACATTTGTTTTTTAAAAATTTTTCTTTCAGCATACATTCTCTCCATCATTTCGGCAAGAAATCCTTGTCTATCATTCTTAAAATGAAAACCATTTGCCGCAAGAACCATTCTCTGGTTTTTAGCATAATCAGTATCTATTTCTTGGTTTAAAAGTTGATCTACAGTAACAGGTTTTGGCGGATAATCTCTTATAATGGTGTCAGGAGATATATTATATTGCATAATCAAATGAGGATATAAACTATCAAGATCGAAGCTAGCAACCCATTCGTACATACCAGGAACAGGTTCTTTCACAAAAGCGCCCATATAGGGTTCATTCTTTATAGTAGTTTGCTTAGGAGGTATAACAATATTTTTTCTTCTTAATTCATTATAGATCAAAGTATCCCACATTCTAACTTGAGTGAAAACATCCGTGTAATTAACTTTAGCGTCATAAGCAAGAACTATTGACATTTCAATTAATCTCATTTTTTCTTCAAGTCTTGTGACTAATTCAACGTCTTTAATATTATAATCAATAAATTTCTGATAGTCTTCTTTCCATAAATTATGTAAAGAACCAAATTCTGAATAGTCTAATTTTCTCTCTCCCAATTCAACGTGAGCAATGTGATCTAGTCTGTAATTTTCTTGTTGAGTATGTGTAAATTTTCTATAAAGATCCAAATAGTCAAGAGTAGCAACTCCCATAACTTCAAATGATTGCTGTTCTCTGGTTCCTCCAAATCCAGCCTGATTTACAGTTCTCTCACTTACAAAGTTCCAAGGAGATAATTTTGAAGGTCCCATCTTAGATGTAGATTCATCAAACAGCCTATTCATGCGATTTACAAGATATGGAATATCAAAAAATTTAACATTCCAACCAGTAATGATATCTATATCCTGATGACTCCACCAATCAATAAAATCACTCAAAAGATGCAATTCATCTTCACATCTAAAATATCTAACATTATCTTGTGTAACGTTGTAGTGACCTACACCAAACACCCACAATCTTTGACCTATTTGAACGGTTATTGCAGTGACTGGTTGACTGGCAATCTGAGGATCAGGAAATCCGTTCTCAGATCCAACTTCAATATCTATATTAGCAATAGTTATTTTAGATAAATCATATGATATTGTATCAGGAAAATTATCAGATATGAATGTATAATGATAATTAGTATTTCCATAAATACGAAAATTTTCTATGTTTTCATATTTTTTTATGAATTCTTTTGCTTCTTTAATAGAACCACATTCTATAGGAGAAACATATTCGCCATCTAGAGTTTTGTAATCGGAAGGTTTGGGAGAAGGTATGTATAAGACAGGATTATAGTTGTCAACACTTTTAAAGTGTTTACCATGTTCATCAATTCCACGATAATAAATTTTACCGCCCCAGTTCTGAACATTTGTATAAAAATTCATTTAATATCCTTGACATCAGTGTTTGATAATGTTTGATTGTAGTCATGTACTATGATAACATTTATCTAACTGATTGTCAAGAAATCTTTTATATTTTAATGTCAATGATACATTATAAATTAATAGTTTTTTATATTGATTTATTAAAAATTTTTTCATTTTTTATCGGGAATCCACTCCAAATATTTACCTTTGGTTTTTGAATTTATAATCAATCCTTTTCTTCTATTTTGTCCATCTTTTCTATATGAAGTATGAATCCATCCACTATTAGGATCTTCATCTGGATCATGATATTCTAAAATAATTTGATCAAAATCTAAATTCTCATAAATCCAGGTAGCCAGTTCTAAATTTGACATACCATAAATTTCAAAATCTGCTGCCTCTCCTTTTGCATGTTGTGATGTAGACGATGATCCAATTGCCTCACACAATTCAACCGAACGATAACCAGAATTTATTTTAACAGATTTATCAAAATAATCACGTACTGGCTGCAACACATTACAGCATAGATTAGTTAATGATACAATATGTTCTAATTCTGGAGTGTTATCGATACCTTTTCTAATTGCAGTATCAGAAAATGTCATTTCTTTTAAAGAAAAATTTTTACTAAGTTTCATAATTATCTTTTTGAAAGTTTTATTTTGGTAGGAACAAGTTCAAAAACAAAAAAGGGGACATGAAACATGTCCCCAAAATTGTTAAATATTATAATCCACTTTTTTCACTCCATCATCAATTTTAATTTTACGTGGTTTCTTTTCTTCAGGTATTACTCTTTCCAATTCAACAGTCAATAAACCATTATATAAATCGGCGCCTTTCACAACAATATCATTAGCGAGATGAAATTTTCTTGTAAATACCCGTTTTGCAATTCCATGATGTATGTATTCATCATCAACTTTTCTTTCCACAGGTGCTGACTTAATAGTCAAAGTACCTTCGGCCAATTCAATATCCAAATCATCTTTACTGAAACCAGCAAGAGCTAATTCAATAGCATACTTATAATCATCTAGTTTTCGAATATTATATGGAGGATATCCACCTCCATTTGTTGCCGCAAAATCATTAGCAAATAATCTATTGAAAAATGTGTCAAATCCAATTGACTGTGACAATTGTCTTTCAATATCTTCAATTGTTCTTGGTACTAAGTAATTAGTCATATTTCTCCTTTATAAGCGAGATTAACAAAATTCCTCTGCTTTCGCCAGAGGGTGTGGCTTTTTGCCACAATTGAGGATTCAATAATGAACTCCTCTTAAACTTCTAGATCCCACCAATTTTTTTGTGCCATGATCATAGGACCACGCATTTCAGTAGGAAATTTACATATACCATAATCTTCTATAATATCCTCTTCAGCAAAAGTATCATCACCAAAACTAAAAGGGCGACTTCCTGTTCTCGACATAAATGTTGCCTCATTTCCTTTTAATTTTCCAAGAGGAATTTCTTCATGGTACTTAATCTGATTATTTGGACAATGATTTGTCCCTATTAAAATAGTATTATTTTCTCCGGCTTTTCCGAACAAAATACTATCTTGTTCGAATTCTTCTCCGAGTTTAAGTAACATTTTTTTTAAAGTTCCCTTATTCTCCATATCAACTACAAAAAAAGTATTTTCTTTTTGAGGTTTTTGGGCAGAAGAAGAACCAAATCCTTCTATATAACTTCCTCTTATTTTAGTAACCCTAAAACCTCCTGCAAGCAACTTAGCCAATAGTGATTTATTGCGCTGTAAATTTTCTTTTGTTGTATATTTAGTTCCTTTTCCGCAATCTCTATAGCCTCTAAATGAAGTTAAAAAACCATAATCATGTTCTGATATATGTTTCGAAACTCTTGAAATACCTTTTTCCTGTAGTTCTTTTCTTTTCTCTATAAATGTTTTCATTTATTGTCCCGTTGATCCGAAACCGCCATCTCTATTTGTTTTCTGTGTCGGTCTTTCCTCAGTAATATTTATACAAATTGGTTCGACCTTACAAACTTCTGCCTGTGCAATTCTCTCTCCGTTCTTTATACTTATATTTATACCACTTGTATTCACCATTAGACATTTACACTCTTCCACATAGTCCTCATCAATTATACCAGTATTATTTACAGTAATTAATCCTTGTTTAATTGATTGACCTGATCTTGGATGAACTTTTATATGATGGCCTTGTGGAATATCAAAAATCAAACCTGTGGGAATCATATATCTATAGTTGGGTTTCATGACTAATCTGCTGTCAGTAACAACTAATTCATTTTTTTTATTATTAGGTTCAAAAAAAGTAATAATAGTATCATTTGTTAAATAAGCAGACAAATCAAAACATGCAGATGATGTTGTCGCATATTCTGGAACTGTCACATCATCATATAATTTATAAACTCCTAATTTTTGCATTTTATATCCATAATTATAATTTATTTTTTCTTTCCTATATTATATTTTGGTGTTAAAGTCCATTCATTTTTTTCACCATAAGAAATAATTTTCAATTGATTTAGTGGTAATATAGGATCTTTTGTTTTTTCGGAATCAACTAATATTAATAATTCCCATTCAGATAACAAATTGGCAATAGTATTTCTTCTTGCCATATCGGTATCACCAAAATTATATGGTTTACCATCTAAAGCAAATAATTCCTTAAAATGCACAATATAATATTTTTGCTGTTTATGTAGAATATGACAAGATTGATATAAAGTTTTATCTTTTCTACTTGCCACTCCGATTCTAGTTAACGTTTCTTTAACTTTTAGAAAGTCATCTTTCTCTTTTAATGTGACCTCAATCATATTCTCAATATCATAGGCCATTTATTCTCCTTTCAATCCACCTTTATCAAGTTTTTCTCTAATAATTTTCAATTGATCACTAGAGTGTAAAGGCAAAACCTCTTTTGCTCTATGAATATTATAACCATAATACTCTTTTAGCATATTAATGTCATCATTCTGTTCAGCTTTGTGCCATTTAGAATATCTTTTCTTTTGCCTAACTGTATTTATCAAAAAATCAAATTGAAGTTTTGAATCAATATGAGAATTTAAATTCATCTCATTTGCAATCATAACAGTATCTAAAAAATAAGAAAATCCTCTATTTACAATAAAGGCAACATATTGTTTTTCAATTTCATGATCAACATCATCTACCATTAAATTATTTTTTTAATGAGAAATATCTTTGATAAAATCAAAAGGTGTCAATTTATTTTTCATAATATCATTATTTTAAATCTAAATAGGTTGCACCATTTCCGGTTTGGGAAATTTATCCTGCACACATTCTCTGCCGAAACGTTGTGATTCACTTATCATCCAAGAAGAGCCTCCCATTCTAACCATATCTTCATGAGGATAAACACTTCTAAACTTATCCAAAACACAAGAACAAAATGATACTCCATTTTCAACATCGTCAGGTCCATTTATGACACCAGGAATTTGTGATAGTGTACCAATACACCTAACAAAATACATTCCAACTTCATAAGTAGGATATTCATAGAGTTTCTGGTCTGTTGTTTCTTGTGAGTATGTTATACTAGACATCAAAAAACATGTCAAAATAGCAATTGTTTTTTTCATTTATGCCTTAAATTGACATTCTACCATAACTTCAACAAGACAAGCGACCAGGTTTAATTCTTGATCAGGTGTGAATGCTGATTTATACTGATAGTCAGCCAAAAATAATACTAATTGTGGAATAGATGCTGCTTCAATGTAATCTGAAGCAGCATCATATATCTTACGGTAAATTTTTTGCGGATCATTGTCCACATTATTAGACACCCATTTACGAACATCATTAAACTTTTTTTCTTTCATGGCACTCATCAGTTCTTTTAAGTTAACTTCAGAAACCTGCGAAAGAATACCAGAATCTATTTTACCATAAGATGAATATTTCTGCAGTTCATTAATGACTCGGCGATAATCTGGAAAATGTTTGAATAAAACTTCTGCAATAACTTTTTTATCATATTCCATACCTTCTTGATCAAGGATATGATAAAGGCGTTTTCCAAATTGCGAACCGACTTGAACCTTATCTTCTTTATTTATCCTAAACTCTACAACCTGACAACGTGAATGAAGGGGTTGAATGATTCTATTTACGTAATTACATGTCATAATAAATGAGCAATGTTTTTCAAATTCTTCTATAAAAGAACGTAGTGCTGGTTGTGTTGATTGCGGATTTAAATAATCCGCTTCATCTAAAATCACAACCTTACGACCACCGTCAAAACTAACAGTAGATGCATATCCACGAATTTTTGTTCGAAGAACATCAATACCAGATTCTTCTGATCCATTGATCATCAACCAATCACATCCTATCTCATTACATAATGCTTTGGCCACAGTTGTTTTACCCATACCCGGACCACCTGCAAGAATCATATTTGGAACACGACCATTCTGAACTATTTTATTAAATATTTCTTTTATGGAAGTAGGTAAAACACAATCATCTATTTTTTGTGGTCTATATTTTTCGACCCACAAAAAAGATTCATTAATCATAATCAATTCTCAAAGGTTGATGTTGGTTCAAGTGCAATATAATATGTTAAAGTATTATCAGAACTATCAAAACGAGATAGACCTCTAGAAGAAAGAAACACATTGTATTCTTTAGACATGAGTTTACTGAAATTTTCGACCTTAAAAACAAATTTAAAATTAAAAGTTGTTTCTCCGACTTCATGAGAAAATTCATCAGACATTTGATTCTTAGAATCAAGAATGGCAATTTCCATTGTTTTACCATTACCTGCCACAGCAATTTCAGGATATTGAAGAACCGCTGCGGCCTTGACGGCTTCATTGTAAACATCTTCAGTCAAAACAAAGGTCACTTCTTCGGTAGGAAGTTTAACTTCCTTCCCTTCAGGAGGACGGACTACTAAAGATGCATCACAATAAGAATATTTGCATGATTTTCTTTTATTTGAATCCTTGAGAATCAATTGCTTTTCACCAAAATCTATTTCTGGTTTTTCAAATAAAGAAATTGTTCCTAATAAACGATTAAGATCATAAATACCAAAACTTGTAGGAATTTCTTCATTAATATTTGCTTCGGCCAAAATAGCTTTTGACGGTGCTACAGTTTTTAACTTTTGTCCTTCCTGAAAGTAAAGACCACTATTGATGTGAGAGAAATTTTTCAAGACCGATATAGTTTGTTCACTCAAATTCATTATAATTCTCCAATAAATGTTAAAAATATAATTATATCTTAATTATTTTTATTTTTCAATGCTTTTCTTCTCTGGGCTCTGTTCATTGTTTTTTTTTGAATTTCCTCAATTTCCTTCACCGCATTAGCATTTTCATCTCTAATTCTACGGTCTTCTCTCAATTGATTAGACTCTTTCATATTTTTCAGTGCTTTAGGATTTGCAGGATCAATTTTACCAAGATCTGCCATTGTTCCATCAAAAACATAAGTTCCAACGTGACCCAATTTCATCCACGGACACAAATAAATTTTATGACCGATCCTGCGAGATAACTGACAGAACATATAGTCTTCTGATAAATATCTATCTGAATTTCCAGATTCACCACCTGGCATATAACTATCATTATCAATCACAGTATCAAAGTATGCATGAATATATCTGTCACCTTTGAAATTTTCAGATCTATTATGGTCAGGTTTATAGTGAAAACGAGGATAAGATTCTTTAAATGAATCAAAAACACTTCTCTGAACCATCATAAATCCTGTTCCTATTTCAAGAACTTCAACTGGTTCAGTAATATTCATTTCTCTAGTTCCTGCAACAGGATTAAATACAAAATCTCCGACATACTTTGCTAATTCATCAGGATTTTCATCTGAAACACCTGCATCAACTGCTTGTCTAATTTTTTCCCAAGCAATACATTTTTTACCATAAGGACCTCCAATGATAGG